AGGATGACTTCATAGGTAGATGTATGGAGGTTGTTACCGGTGAAGGTTACGACCAAGACCAGGCACTTGCTATATGCTACAACTATTGGGAAGGACAGAAGTTTGAGTCCTATCAAGATTACCCAAAGGCAGCGAGTCAGAACGCTCAACGTGGTATCAAACTAAACGAGGCAGTCAATAACGATTGTGCTACGTTGGTGGGTAAGAATAGAGCAAGACAACTTGCCAATGGTGAGCCTATCTCAATGGAAACAATCAAGCGTACTTATTCCTACCTATCAAGAGGTAAGGAATACTATAACCCAAAGGACACTAAAGCGTGTGGCACTATTTCCTACCTATTATGGGGTGGTGATGAGATGCTACGTTGGACCGAGCGTAAACTTGAGGAACTTGAGTTAAGGAAAGCAAGACGCAAGTCAAGATACGATGTAGACGTTGCCGAGTTACCTGATTATGTCACTGAAGACTTACCACTATTTGATACTAAAGAAGAGGCAGAAGCATACGCTGATAAAATCGGTTGCAGTGGTTCTCATCAAATGGGTGACAAGTGGATGCCTTGTTCAGCAGAGCAAGTTCATTCAACTAAACATTCAATAAGTCATAATTTCGCTATCCAAGATGAGGAGAAGCGTATCATATCGGGTGCTGCTATGATAGCAGACAAACCCATTTATAGATATGATGAGGCAAGAGGTGAGTACTATGTGGTATTCGATAGAGATACCATCTTTGAGATTGCCAAGAAGTGGGCAAAGGGTGATAAGTACGATAGCGTTAACATACACCACGATGCACCTACACAAGGGCTTTCATTGTTAGAGTCGTTTATCGTTGATAGAGAGCGTGGCATCATGCCTCCTAAAGGATATGAGGAGGTTGCTGATGGAAGTTGGTTCTTGTCTTATATAGTTAACGATGATAGCATCTGGCAGAGGGTTAAGGATGGCGAGTTTAAAGGATTCTCGGTTGAGGGTTACTTTGATATGGCAGAGCCAGAGGACAAACTATTGAGTGAGTTAAAGAGCATAGTAGCCAAGTGGAATGGTAAAAATTGAGCCAAAAAAACATTAACACTAATTATAATAAAATGAATAGTAAAGAAGTAATCAAAGAAATCAGACACCTATTGTTCGGAGATGATCAAAAGGTGGAGATGGAGTCCGCTACGTTAGTAGATGGTACTGTCATCGAATGGGAAGGCGAGTTGGCAGTAGGTACTGCTATATTCGTTCAAACTGGCGAGGGGCTTATCCCAGCACCAGACGCAACACATGAGGTTGAAGGTGGTAAACTTATCACAACTGAAGGTGGTATCGTAACTGAAATCGTTGAGCCATCTGAAGAAGTTGCTGAGGAGATGGAAGAAGTTGAAGTTGAAGTACCTGAGGAAGTAGCACCAGAGGTTACAGTTGAGGTATTAGAGGCAATAGCTGAAGCAATCGCACCGGTATTAGAGGAGGTTGAAGCATTAAAGTCTGAAATGAAAAAAATGAAATCAGGTTTTTCAAAGACTGTTGACCTTGTAGAAAAGGTGGCTAACCTTCCATCAGATGAGCCAACTAAAGCACCAGCTAAGTTGTCTAAAAAAGAAGAGAGATTTAACAACATTTTAAACATCGCAAAAACATTAAAAAAATAAATTATGGCATTTAACGTAACTGGTTTAACCAACTACACTAATGAGCAATCAACCGAGTTGGTTGTGAAGTCACTATTTGGTGGCAAGACTGCTGCTTTATTACAAGCAGCTGGACAAGTTCAAGTAGGAGTTAAGAGTGCAGAGGCACTTAACATCCTTGATTCTGACGTATACTTCCAAGCTGATGGTTGTGGGTATACTGCATCAGGTAACACTACATTCTCTCAGCGTACTATCACAGTAGGAAAAATCAAAGTTGAAGAGACTTTATGTCCTAAAACTCTTGAGGCTAAATGGATGCAAACTCAAATCGCTGCTGGTTCTCCTGAGGCAGTTCCTTTCGAAGAGCAAATCGGAAACGAGAAGTCAAGCAAGATTGCTAAATTATTAGAAGTAGCAATGTGGCAAGGTGATACTGCAACTTCAAACACTAACCCTAACACTAACAAGTTTGACGGATTCGTTAAGATTATCGGTGATGCAACTGCGGTTGCTGGTAACACTTCAAGTGCTACTGCTATCACTACTTCTAACATCGATGACTTAGTAGACGATATGTATGCTGCAACTCCAGCAGACATCGCAGACGCTGATGACTTAGTATTGTTCGTGGGTATCGATACTTTCAAGAAGTACACTACTGCTTTACGCAACAACAACTTATTCCACTATGCAGCTGATTCTGCAAATATGGAAATAATGATTCCAGCAACTAACGTTAAGATGGTAGGTGTTGGTGGATTGAACGGCACTGACAAAATGTACTTAGGACGTATATCTAACTTCTTTGTAGGCACAGACTTAGCGAATGAAGAGGAGGAGTATAAATTCTGGTATTCAGTTGATTCGGACGAGGTAAGATTCCGTGCAACTTGCAAGTATGGTGTTCAAGTAGCATTCCCTGACCAGATTGTTGAGTTTATCCTTGCGTAAGTCTAACCCTTTAAAAGCATAAGATTATGGCTTGTAATTTAACTCAAGGGTTCACTTTAGATTGTAAGGATAGCGTTGGTGGTATCAAGAGTATCCACGTTATTGATTGGGCATCATCTGGGTTCACTGTTAGCGGTGGCGAGGTGACTGCATCAACAGTAGCAAGTGGAGATGTATACACTTATGAACTTCCAAAGGGCATAGGTTCAATGACAACTACTACTAACGTATCTCAAGACAATGGTACTGTATTCAATCAGACAGACGTTGTAGCAAGACTTCGCAAGTTGTCAACTACAAAGCGTAATGAGTTGAAGTTGTTAGCACAGAACAGAGTATTCTGCATTGTAAAAGACAACAACGACAACTACTGGTTATGTGGGTATGAGTATGGTTGCGATATTACTTCAATGACTGCTGAAAGCGGTGCAGCAATGGGAGATGTACAAGGGTACAACTTTACATTGAGTGCTATTGAAACAGAAGCACCTTACTTGGTACAGAGTGCAGTAGTAACTACATTAGGTATTTAGTTTTCATAGTTTCTTTCCTAAAGGGGCAGCCATTGGTTGCCCTTTTCTTTTTGCCAATTTTATATATTTGCTATATATATATAAATGCTCACGATAGAAAAAGACGAAACGGCTTATTGGTACCTAACGTTAACCGAGAAGGTAACCATATCAAGCCCTACATTTTTATTTAATCTGACCAATCGTACAACGAATACAAAGTACAACTTCATTATGGCAGATGTGAGCAGTTACCCTGATAGATACAATCAGTTTCAATTTATCGAAGGCACAACGGCAGACATATACACCGGAGAGTATGAATACAAGGTCTATGCTCAAACAAGTGATAGCAACCTTGATCCATCCTTAGCCGATGAGTTAGTTGAGCAAGGTATGTTGAAATGCACAGAGGGCACAACAACTACAAGTTACACACCAACACTTAACGAAAAAATATACGGAGAATGAAAACCTTTTTAGACGAGATAGGTATAAACGTTATGCAATCCATTGCTGGGTTGTTCGGTTCACTTCTATTGGTTGGCAAGGGTGCTACCAAGAACATCAAGCAAACGTTCTTTGCTATCATAACCGGAGTTGCCTCAGCCAACTACTTAACACCAGTTGTATGTGACTTGGTTAAGATAAACGATACTAACTACTCAAATGGAGTTGCCTTTATACTTGGGTTCTTGGGATTGAAGGGTGTTGAGGCGTTCAGTAAGAAATTCTTTAAAGATAAACTCGATGCAGATAATAAATGAATTAGCCAACATACTTATCTTTATCAATGCGACATTATTCTACATATTCGTATTTGGGAGAGAGGTCAAGGCATTGGCACGATTGAATATAGTTGAGAGGTGGTTGTTAAGGGTTGGCTTGGCTATCCCTTCAATGGGTGCTTTATACAACGTATTGGTAGGTCAATACCCACCGATACCAGAGATAATAATAAACGTTGGGTATGCAAGTCTATTCACATGGGCATCGATATTCCACTATAACACATTCGTAAGAAATGGAAAGTAACTTTGTAAGGATAAACATGGCAGAGTCTAAACTGCCGGTATTCAAGGAGAATAAGAGCAAGGGTATTATAACCTTTGGCGATGACAACCTCTACCCTATGGGGTTGATTGAGTTGTTCAACAAGTCACCAAAGCACTCTGCTATTATCACTCAAAAGGCTGCATACTTAGCCGGTGACAAGACCGAGATAATAGGAAACAATACAGAGGATATTGCCAAAGCACAAGAGTACTTGAATAACATCAATGCTTATGAGGACTTTGACTCATTAAAACAAAAGATAGCCAATGACCTTGAGTTGTTCGATGGCTTTGCGTTGGAGGTTATATGGAACAAAGCAAAGACAAGCATAGCTGAGATATATCACCTACCTTTCCAAAACGTAAGGGTAGCAACTGAGGGTGGTTATGCTTATAGCGAGGATTGGGGCAACAGACGTTGTGAGGTACAATACTACCCAGAATGGAATCCAACTACTCGTGAGAACAAACAAGTATACTGCTTTAAGATGTACAGAGCCGGTCAAGAGGAGTATCCGTTGCCGGTATACGTTGCAGCGTTGAAGTATGTAGAGATAGACACAGAGATTGCTAACTTTCATTTGAATAGCATCAAGAGTGGGTTCTCTGCTCAGACGTTGATACAGTTGTTCAAGGGCATCCCTACTCCAGAGGAGGCAAGGAACACCATAAAGAGGTTCAAGGATAACTTTACCGGTAGCGATAATGCTGGTTCGGTTATAATTCAGTTCAACGATCCAAACGAAACACCATCAAGTGTAAACAACCTTGCACCTTCTGACTTCGATAAGTTGTTCATGCAGTTGAATGAGCAAGTGCAAGAGGAGATATTCTCCGGTCATAGGGTTACCAGTCCTATGCTATTCGGTATTAAAACTGAGGGGCAGTTAGGTGGGCGTAATGAGTTGATTGAAGCATACGAATCGTTCCAGGTGTCTTACGTTGAGCCAAGACAGACTCAGATGGATAGAGCATTGAGTTCTCTATTTCAATACATTGCACCGGTTCAGTTAAAAACAAAGAATAGACCTCCTATTGGTTTGGACTATGTATACCTATTTGAGCGTGGCTTAATTACTTTAGATGAGGCACGTATTGAGTTAGGTATGTCATCAAAGCAAGAGATGTCCAAGCAGAACCCATTCGGGTGGAATGATGAGAGGGATATTGCGGTATTCAAGAAATATGGTGTAAGCAAGGATGAGTTTGAGGAGGTTAGCAATCCAAACAAATTCGATGAGATAATAACTATGTATTCATACGAGAAAGCACCAGGTGTTGAAGGACCGATACTTATACCGACATCAAGAGAGTTTTGTGAAACGATAGTTGGGTTCGGTAAACTTTATTCACGTGAGGACATTGATGAGATGAGCTTAATACTTGGCTATGATGTATGGGAACGCAGAGGCGGTTGGATGACTATCAAAGGCACTACCGAGCATGTACCTTATTGCAGACACGTATGGGAGGCTAAACTTGTAAGGAGGAAATCAAATGGCTAATTTTATATACTTAATTTCAACCACATACCTAAAGGATAACACACCTTTAAATGAGAACTTAGACGATAAGTTGCTCAAGAGTGCAATCAAAGAAGCACAAGAGATATATATTCGTGACATCATTGGTAGTGGTGTATATGATGAGGTATTAGACCAAGCGTATAACGGCACTCTAACGGCTCTAAATACAACCTTGATAGATTCCTATATAGCACCTTGTTTAAAGTACTATACGCTCGTTGAGAGTATGTTACCTTTGACCTTCAAGTTCATGAACAAGAGTGTTGCATCAAGGAATAGCGAGAACGCTACACCTATCACAACTGCTGAGTTAACTATGATAGAGAAAAGGTATAGAGATAAGGCGGAGTATTATGCAGAGCGTTTAAGAGATTACCTAAAGGAGAACCCAACAGACTATCCGAAATACTTAAATCCTGGTAGTGGCTTTGATGTTATCAGACCACACAACACTGCTTTCTTTGGAGGTATGTATCTACCAGGTACAGATGACGATTGTTTCTATAACTATGACTTCCCAGAAGATAACTAAAAACAAATGGAGGCTCAAGAACGAAGCCAAACTAAAAAACTATGACTCTAAACCAGATAATCGACAAGATAAAAGCACAAGCGGAAAGCCACAAGATGGTAAACAAGTTCGCAGTCGGGGCTGAGTTTGACTTTGCCGTTGATGAGGTTAAGTACTACCCGATTGTATGGTTAGTGCCTAATGGCTTTACGTTTAACACCGACCAGCGATTGGTGTCCTATCAGTTCGCAATGATGGTGATGGATAGAACGTTTGAGAGTTCGTCTAACACGATTGAGGTGTTGAGTGATAGTGCCGGTATCATAATTGATATTGTAACCCTTTTAAAACGAAATGTAAGCGATGCAGACTTTGAAATCTCGGTTGGCGGAACGGCTGAACCCTTTTATGACTCACGTACTGATGTTGTTGCTGGGCATGTTATTGACTTTACCATCAACACGCCATACCTCGAGTCCTATTGCGACATACCAACCTGATACGAGTAGGGTTATAATAATTAGAGAAATCTATGCAGTTGACAAGGAGATTGATAGTATTTACAACATCTACTCTGATAGCATTAGCAGCCCTAACACCACAGAGGCTTTGCTCTCAATTCTCCGACTCCACGATAAGGGAGATAAACCAAAGGTTGATTGAGTTGCACGAGTGCAGACAGAAGCAAGAGTTATACATTCAACTTGCTAAAAGTGACTCATTAACTATACACAAACAAACAGAGTTAATAAATACTCTTATATTTGCTAACGAACAACAACAAGTCAAGGTTAAAAGATACCGCAACTATTCAATGATAACAAGTGCTATTTTAATCTTGGCAATAATACTATGAAGACAAATGTACACATCTTCCGTAATGAATGGAAACCCAAAAAGGTACTTCTCTTATCCGACATACATTGGGATAACCCTAAGTGCCAACGTGACCTCCTTAAACGTCACCTTGACCAAGCCAAAGAAATAGGTGCAGACGTATTGCTCAATGGCGATACCTTCTGCTTAATGCAAGGGGCATATGATCCTCGCAAGAACAAAGATGATATACGACCAGAACATAACAAGGCTAACTATCTTGATGCGGTTGTAAACGATGCCGTTGAATGGTTTAGCCCTTATGCTCATCTTATCAAGGTTGTAGGTTATGGCAACCACGAAACCAACATACTTAAGCGACAAGAGACAGACGTGATTGAACGCTTTGTCTATGGGCTTAATTCAAAGAACGACACACAAGTTGAGGTAGGTGGTTATGGTGGATGGATAGTGTACGGCTTTCAAAGGGGTAATGGAGAAGGTCGCACACGCTTTAATATAAAATACTTTCATGGCTCTGGTGGTGGTGGACCAGTAACAAAAGGAACGATACAGTTCAATCGTATGTCTACAATGGTAGAGGGTGCTGATATGGTATGGATGGGGCATGTTCACGAAGACCATGAGCTGACCTATACAGTTGAGAGGTTGAGCAGTAACAATAAGGTACACCTCAAGGATATACTAATGGTAAGAACGGCTACATATAAAGAGGAGTACAACGAAGGCAAAGGAGGTTGGCACGTTGAAAGAGGTGCAAGTCCCAAACCTCTTGGCGGACGGTGGTTAGAGTTGCATCCCGAGAGAGCATGGAAGGACAATAAAGAAACAATGAAGGTTAACGCATTTACATACAAGACACTATGAAAGTAGCAGTACCATTTGTATTTAGAGAGGAACAGACAGATCCGATATACCGACAGATAGGTATAGAGATGGATAGCGATGAGGTCGAGATAGTAGTTGATGGTTACCTGGACCTTGACAAGGTTATTGGTTGTAGCGAGTTCTATGAGATGACTCATGTATATTGTGAAGGTCAAAGTTTTTTAATAGATTTGCCATTGGAGGAGTTTAGACAACTATGGATGTAGTTAATTCACCAGCGCACTATCAAGGGGAGATAGAGTGCATCGAATGTATTAAAGCACAAATGAGTTATGAAGAATTTAAAGGTTATCTTAGGGGCAATTCTATTAAGTATATGTGGCGGTATAATCGTAAGAATGGATTGG